TCCGACCCTGCCCCCGTCCGGTGTCGCCCGGCTGATTACCACCGCGAAAATCGTGTCGATCGACGCCTCAATCTTGCGAATCTTCTCGTAATACGCGCGCAAGTCCATTCGTTCTCCATTTGGGATGGAGGGCGGTTTCAACCCGCCCTCCAGGTCTTTTAACTGTTCACCTGCACGCCGAAACTGTTCCGCAGCACCCCGCTTCCATACAAAACATCCACTGTGAATTGCTGAGCCAGCGTATTGGGTTGATAGCTCATCGTCACCCGCATCCCGAAGTTGCCCAGCTCGGCGTATTCTGCGATCGCCCCTGTTCCAGGCAGCGGCTTCGGCAATCTCCGCACCACCAGGCCGATCGCATCTCGCGCGAACGCCACGTTGTGTGTGGTCGCCGGACCGGATCCCGTCTGCACTACGAACTGCGACCGGAAGATGTAGAAGTCTTTCATCTTTCCGACCGCGCCATCCACCAGCGCCCGTAGCCCCGCTTCACCCGCGCTATTGAATTCACTGAAGCGCGGAATCTGCCGTAGCGCCGAGTAAGTGGCCGCATCCACCACCAGGTACTTCGACGCACTCGCCGGAACCTTGGTGCTGAAAAGAGCCGTCTCCGCCGCATCCACCGTCGCTTCCGTGATCGTAGTGCCCGCCGTACCCACCGCCGTGTTCGCCGTGAACTGCGGATAGAGCGCCAGCAGATCGCTTTCAATCTTCTCCGCCAATGCCACTACCGCCGGCTGCATATATAGCTTCAGAAGATCCGGCACCGCCAGAATCTTGGTCACGTCCGGCACTTGGAACGTAGCCTCCGCGTGGGTGTTCAGCACGATCTGCGCATTCCCCAGATTCGGATTCTGCGTCTGCACCGTGCCGCCTTCCGCGATATTATTCGCGACCAGCGTTGGTGGAATCGGGACGTTGATGGTGTCTCCCGCCTGCGCCAGTGCCGGCTCATAATCGCGATTGACCAGGTTCCCCATTACCAGGTTCCCCATCAACGCCGGCAGGGCGTCCGCCGCCACCAGCTTTACAATCGCGCTCGCTACGTTTGCCGAAGTTATTGTTGCCATTGTTCTCTCTCTCCTCTACCACCCGCGCAGCGTCAACGACGCTACTCTGGCGATCTCCTTTCGGACTCTGTCCAGTTCCTCCGGACTCATGCCCGGACGAATCGTCTCTAAATCAACCCGTGTCTCAGTCGGCGCGCTTCTCTGCCCCGCGCCCGCGCCGGAACCGCCGCCCAGCCGCGCCGGCAGCAATTCGGGATTCTCCTTCACAAACTGTTCCACCTGCTCCCGCATCCCGATCAGCTTTCCATCTTCGCCGCGCTGAATCTCATCCCGGATGGCCTTGTAAGCCAAGTCCAGCTTGGCCACGCCCTGCCGCTGCAGCTCCGCCCTGACCGCCGCGCTCCGCTCAGCCTCGTCTGCTTTTGCCCGCGACTTCTCCGTCTCGGCGATCAGCTCACTCACGCGCCGCTCGAGACTTTCGCGGCGCTTGCGCTCTTCTTCAAGCTCGGTCTTCTGTGGCATGAACTCCTGCACCACCGCCTGCACGATCTCGCGAATGTCATCCATTGGTTTTGATCTCAGCGCTTTCGATCTCAGCGACGATCCGGTCTTTCACATCCTGCCGCGCATCTGCCAGATACTTCAGCGCCAGTTTCTTTTGCACTTCCTTCCGCAACGTGGCCGATTCCGCGCCCAGCGCCAGCAGCTTTTGCGCATCGTCCACTTCCACTGCGAAGTCGGAAATATCGAACTCGTCCAAACCCGTCACGCCAATCGCCAGATCATCCTCCCGCGCCGCGTTGATCGCCTTAAGTACCCGCCGCACCAAGTCCTTCACCGCGTCCCCGTATGCTCGCAGCACCTCTTGCGTGATCGACGAATCCAGTTGTTTGCTGACTCCCGATTGCCGCCCCCCCTGCCCCAGCGGTGCTCCCGCCTGCGGCATGTAGCACACGCGATACATTTCTTCCTGTAAACTCGCCAGGTTGTCTGCTGCGATTTGGTAGACCTTGCCCTCCGGTTCCGTCCATCCGAAACGGTCTTCCGGACCCAGTTGGATGTAGTAACTCTCGCCCACCATTTGGCTCCACTCCCGCTCGGAATAGACCACCGGCATCGCAAACAGCCCCATCGTCAGCGCCCATGACAGCGCGTTTGACTTATTGAAGTGCTCCAGTTGCAGGGACCCGGCGCGATTCAGCATCCAAAGCCCCTCTGGAATCCGCAGTCCGAACAGCGGAACTTGATTAAGTTTCGCCAGACCATGCAGCCCTTCGTCGGTCAACTCGACCGGCTCCGCCCCGCCGCCCGTGATTACCTGCCGGTATGAGCGGAAGTTCTGCTTGTCGTAATACGCCCAGCGTTTTTCGCGACGCCAATCGGTGTCTTCCACACGGTCTTGTTTTATCAGCTCAGTCCGTAAAACCACCCATTCATAGCTACCCTGTTCGTCCAGATTCCAATTGATCAGGTCCTCGGCCGGATAATCTACTAGGTACGCCCGAGACGCCCCCGATGCGTCTTCCTCCGCCCGGCTCCCTGCCTTCTGCCCGATCCGCGGAAAGTCCACCAGTACGTAGCTCGCGCCCGCCACCATCGCCCCGACCAGTTGCGTGCGCAGGAAGTCCGCGAGCGCCGTACCCTTCCGGTCCACGTCTTCGATGAAATCTCCGAAGAACGATTGCCCCTGCTCATTAGTCCCTTCAAACGTCAGCACCGGCTCCCTGCGGAACAGCGTCGCGGCATACCAATCGACAATCGAGCCGATATAGTTCTCATAAAATACGCGCGTCAGCCGCTCCCGGTAAACGTCGCCCGGCTCCTTCTGCCGAGGAATCAGATGGCATTGCGCGTTCTGCTTGAACTGTTCTCCCCCGGCATAGAGGTCGCGATAACACCGCCAGACCCCTTTGCGCGCTTCGTACTGTGGATGCTCGCGGTCAATGTCCAACACCTGGTCCTCTTTCCTCGCACCATCTAGAACAGCGGTCGATCCTGCTCCCCAATCTTCAGCCCCGCCCGGCGCTCCTGCCACGCCAGATATCCCAGCGCATCCGACAAATGCGTCCTCTTCGGATCGCGGTCTTTATCGATCACTTGGCTGTTCTCCTTGTACATCACCTGCTCGAAATCCTTGATCAACTCTTTGCATCGCGGATGAATCAACAGCTTCCGTTCGCCGGCCGCCGATTCCAGCTTCGAATTCATCAGCGTCACCCGATCCCGCACCGCTGGATTCGCCTTCGGTATCCGGAACCGCACGTCCCCATAGCCGCGTTCGCTGACAAACTTCTTTAAGATCTCGACGTCCGTCGTTCCCGACGTCTGCCTCCTTGACCCGCTGGCGTCCGCATAAATCACCAGACCGCCCGCATGCTCCGCGAACCGGTTCCCGAACTCCGCGCACGCGTCGTAGGTGCTCGCTCGATTCAGCACGATCTCGTCCAGCACTCTCACCTCTTCTCCGTCCATCTGCGCCACCACCGATGACATCGGGTCCACGTTGAAATCCAGCGCCCATAGCAGCGGACTCCCTCGGGCAATTTCCACGTCCGCCACGTTTCCCGCCCTGCTGAATGCGAAATACACCCGCCCCGCCGTCAGTTCCAGGTACCGGCCCAGAACCTCCTGCTCATAAAACCGGCCATCGTAGCTGTGCTTCAGCCGCTGGTAGTAATCCGGCACTCGCTCCAGCAGAAACTGATTCTCGAACGGCCGCGCCTGTATCGTCTCGTAGCCTTCCACCGGCGACCCCACAAACCGCTCATGCACCCAATCGAAGCCCTTCGGCGTCCACACCGCAAAACCACACAGCCGCGTCGCCCTCGGGTCGCGCAGCCGTCCTTCCAGCCGCAGCCACGCTTGCCGCGGCGCGTACGTCAATTCATCCAGCCCGAACCACGCGAGATTCGACCCGCGCAGCCTCTCGAATTCCTCCACCGCGCGAAACAAGATCCGCGACCGCGTTTCGCTCAGCCTCAAATAACTCTCGGCCCGATTCCACTCATGCGGAATCCGGTTCCGCTCC